TTTATATAACTACTAACTACCACCCACCCTATCACCCTATCACCCTATGGGCATGGGCGGGTGGAGGGAGACGGGGTCGCATACAAATATTATCTGCATAATTGCATATTTGTAAACAATATGCGGATATGCATATACGTTTAATCCCACAATCCCATAATCCGCCCATTTTGTCAATAAAAAATTAACCTCTGGGTAAAAAAAATTGACCTCTGGGTAAAAAAATGTTTTTTCTATGGCAATCCCTTTGGTGATTAAATCACCATAGGGTAGATAAGTGGCTGGGCAGATGGGTTGCCACCCAGCCACTCTGCCACTCAGCCACTTAGCCATTTAAACTATGGCAGAATGGCTACCAGAACGCCCTCATCTACCCACTTCACGACATCCCAGTCCCTTACATCATCTAAACCTGAGTGGCACAAGTCTACCATGTATAAAACTTGCCACTTGTCTTGACTTCCCTCAAGCTCAGGTTTTCTCCACGCTTTTTTTCTCCTTTAGAGCTATAGATTATTATTCCTCTTTGGTGATTAAATCACCATAGGGTGGATCTCCCCTTTGGTGATAAAATCACCATAGGGTGGCTGTCCTTCTAGTGATTTAATCACTAAAGGGTAGTTTACCTGCCAATTCTTTTAATTAATCTTTCTCTACTATTGCTCGTTCGTTCCAGAACAAGCGGTGCTTTTGCGACAATTGTTCCTCCGTCGCTAACTCTGTCCATCCTGCCTGTCGGCAGGCTGCCAAAAAGTCCTCGACAATGGGAAACTCCTGAAGAGCTTCTCTCAAGGTCGCTACATGAACGACCTTTTTCGGCTTTGGCTGCTTTGTTTCGTACAGTTTTTTCAGATTAACTGTGCATCCTTCTTTTGCCAACTTGTTTAGCTTTTCCTGACTTAACGTCCTCAATCTTCCCTGCAATTTCACCCTTGGCGAAGATGCATTGACGAAAATGTCAAATGCGTCTTCAAGAGTGATTTCACTGCAATCCAACGTAACGTCAATGAACACAGGCTTATCAACAAGCTTTCCGCCTACATGAATGGTAATCTTCCTACTTTTTTCCATTTCTATCCCTCCATCTAGGCAGGAAACTACCCTTTAGCGATTAAATCACTAAAAGGAATCTTCCGTATCCCACTTCGCATTGACGCCATTTGCGTGTTTCCGAAGCAGGTCAATTCTCATTTATTCGACACAGTGATAAATGGAATTGTATGTCAAAGAACATTTTTTTTTCGATGTTAATCATACCATAACATAACTAAAAATAATTGTCAAACAAAAAGATTAAAAGGGGGTTTTTTCTTTCCACAGAGGGCGTGTGAGGCTTCTTTAGAAGATTTGTGAAGTTTTATAATATGTTCAAATTTGTTCAAAATCTTTAGAAGATTTATGAAGTTTTATAATATGTTCAAATTTGTTCAAACTCTCTTTGAATTTGTTCAAATTTTCCACTTGACAAGGTGGATTTTTTATGATAAGATAAAATTAAAATTTTAAAAAATGGAGGTTATTTGAGGGGGATGAGAAATAGCACTGCTGAAAGAGACCATCGAAGAATTCCAGCGACTGATAGAACAAGTTGGCAAGTTGGAGATATTTGGGAGCAGCATCATGAGATAATTAGATATCTTATGTTGGGATTTAAGAATGTTGAAATTGCTAAGCGGATGGGCTTGACCCCAGAGCATGTTTCGAGTATTAGAAATTCTCCTATTGTCCAAGAGCGGCTCTCAATGATGATGGCGGCCAGAGATGTAGATGCCATAGAGATTTCACAGGATATTATGAAGATTGTTCCAAAGAGCTTGGCGCTTTTGAAAAGTGTTATTGAAGGAACAGGTGAGGGTAGTGAAGCTTCTATAGGCTTGCGAGTAAAAGCAGCAGAGAGTAATCTGGACAGAGCAGGGTTTGGAGCAGTTAAGAAAGTTGTTTCTGAAAACCATAATTATTATACAGATGAAGATATTGAGGCAATGAAGAAGAGAGCTATGGAAAACAGTGATATTATAGATGTTTCACCAAGCACCATATCAAGTGCGCTGGCTTAGCAGGTTTTGGAGATGAAGTTGAAAGAGAAACTGGATGAAATTTCTACACGAATACTTCGGGTTGAGGAGTGTATGAGAAAGAAGATTTCATGGAAAAGCTTTTTAATTTTGCTTAGCATTTTTGGAGGGATATTTAGCATTTTCGTAGAAAACAGACTGGATACAATAGAAGTTAACTCAAAAGCAATAGGAGTTCTGGAGGAACGGACAAGCAATATTAAGGGAGTTGTTAAAGAAGGTGTTAGAGAAGTACTATTGGAAATGCAAAGCAATGGTATTGTGAAGAGAAAATGATTTTATTTAAAATTTTTTGGAGGTAATGATATGAGCTTTTGGTCAGCAAAGCCAAAGAAATCAACAAAATTAAAAAGGTCAAAAAAAACTACTAAACCAAACAACCCTTTTTCTGCACCAGATGTTGGAAGGAAGATTATTAATAGAAAGAAAAGAAGAAGAGATTTAATGAAAGAGATGTTTGGAGATTAAAACAGCCAGTTGATGGTTATGAGATATTACTCCTCTATGGTGATTTAATCACCAAAGGAAATTTCATCAACTTAAAAAGGGAGGGTTTGGATTTGGAAAACATAGCTGATTATTTAAACTTGGCTTTACAGATTATTGGTATTGCTTCTGTTATAGCTAATGTAACGCCAAATGAAAGTGATAATAAAATTATAAGAATAATTAACAATGTTCTGAATATTTTTGCAGCAAATTATAATGTTAAGGGATTAGGTAACAAGAAATAATGACAGCAATTAGAATCATAGACGACCACATTGAACTTGCCAATATTGGTTCAAATACTCATGAGCAGATTGACAATCATATTGCAAGCACATCTAACCCTCACGGTGTAACGAAAGCTCAAATAGGTTTGGGAAATGTTGAGGATGGAGCTGAAATTAATGTACAATCTGATTGGAATGCTACTGATGGGGATGCTCTTATTCTGAACAAACCATCAGATGTAACAGATTTGTCAGGTCATAGTGTAACTGAACTTTCTGATATTACAAGTGTTGGTAGCGGAGCAATTATATCTGCTAATGAGCGGACAAAGCTTGGTAAGTTCGATGTTGGCACAGCAGCTGGTCAAATAGCTTTCTGGAATGGGTCTACATGGACATATGCAGAAACAAGTGAAATGTTTTGGGATGATACGAATAAAGGATTAGGACTTTTTGGAGGTGCTCGTATAGGGAAAACTCTGATTTATCCTAATGGTAATATCGAATTAGCCTACTATCGTACAGGAGATAGAGATTCTTGTATAGATTTCCATTCTGATGACGTAAATAATGACTACAGTGCAAGGATTATAAGAAGCTCTGGAGAAAATGGTGTCTTATCAATCATGAATAAAGGAACAGGGAACTTTAATTTTACTGCAGGTGGAAGTTATGCTTTTCGAGATAGCTCTAATAATCTAATAATGGGATTAACCTCATCTTTGCAACTTGGCATTGGGACTGGTACAACTAAAACTATCGGTCTACATGGAGGCACAATAAGGGTTGTCGGAATGGAGAGAAATACAACTGCTGACTCTGCTGGGTATAATTTGATTCTTAATGCAGGTGGCGCTACAAGTGCGGCAACTGATAAAGCAGGTGGGGATTTAATACTTGAACCAGGGATCTCGACTGGTAGTGCTGAGAGCGGTGTACAAATTCGAGGGTGTGTTGCTGGTTCATCTGGCACAGAAGATAGAACAATGACTACTATGATGAGGGTTCTTGGGAATAAAATAGGATTTTACAATGTAACTCCAACGACAAGACAGGTGCTTGCTACAGGAGCGAGTGCTACTGTAGATGATGTAATCACAGTGTTACAAACGCTTGGCCTTGTAAAACAAAGTTAATGATGAGGAGCAAAAATTATGATAGACGTTAAAGGTTATATTGAGAAAAAAGAAAAGAATCTAATTAAACTTATTAAAGCTGGTAATAACTATGCTACTGTTTCACAAAAATTTGACCCTGATTCAGGAGATAGATTGCCTGATGAAGTTATCAGTGTAAATATGAAGGAGTTTCTGGAAAGAAAACAAGTTTTAATGGATGAACTTGCAGATATTGATAGTTTTATTTCTGACTGTGATGCTTTAGGAGATGAAAAAATTTGATGGAAAGAAGAATTGAAGAGCTGGAAGTTGAAATTAATGAGTTTCAAAGTGAAATTCAAAAGAAAAATAACCTTATCCAACAAGTGCAGAATGAAATACAGCAACTTATTCAAGGTATTTTAACCCGCCAGGGTGGCATTATTGAACTTAAAAAGTTTATGGAGATAAAAGATGAGTCTGACTCTTCCACAAACATGCAATATGGGTAGTAGCCAAACAGGACTGGTCGGAACAATAGGTGTTACTTTGCTTAATCCTGATGGAACTACTAAAACAGCCCGTACCACTGATGGCATTTATGAAATTGGTGGTGGAACTTATGGCAAACAAATTACCTTTGATGATAACTGGTCGGGTGTGATTGTTTGGGACACTGGAGGTGCCACCCCTTACTATGCTGCTACTGAATACAATGTTGAGGGAATGGTTGATATTGCTATTGAATCTATTGCTGAAATTGATACTGAGATTGGTAATGCAGGTGCTGGATTAACATCTATTCCTTGGAATACTTCATGGGATGCAGAGGTTCAAAGTGAGTGCATAGATGCTTTAAATGATTATGACCCTCCAACTAAAACTGAATTGGATAATGCTCTTTCAGATACAATAAATAACATTGAGAATAATGTTGTTGAAGGCACTTTAACAAACATTCAGTTGAAGAGAATCTTACTTTCTGCCTTAGCTGGCAAATCCACTGGTGGTGGAACTAGTTCAGTGGCCTTTAGGGACATAGCAGACTCAAAGAATCGTATAACAGCAAATGTTGATGAAAATGGAAATAGAACTTCAATTACTATCAATGGTTCATAATTATGTTAAGGTTTAATTACTGGCCTAAGAATTATTGGTCTGAAAATTATTGGTCTAAAAACTATTGGTTTCATTGGCTTTTTGATATAGAAATTTTTATCTCTGAACCCATCTCTACCTATGAAGCAATTTTTGTAATTAATCCTAATTTTAATAGAATAAGAACTAACTTAACAATTCAAATATTAAGTAGTTTGAGAACTTTCTCCTTCAAGACATCATTAAGGGAGATTTTAAAACAATCTAGTGGAAAGAAAGATTTTAAATAAGGTTGGATATCAACCTATGGTGATTAAATCACCAAAGGGTATAAAATATGACAGAAAATATCTTCTTAACTCATGATAATATAATTAGTTTTCGTTTGATAGAAGATGGAGTAGCTCAAAGTTTAAGTGCAGTAACAAAAATCACTGCAACATTTGGGGCAATAACTGTGACTTCTAATAACCATGAAAATGGAGTTATCAAATGGAATAATACTGGATATTCTATAGGTGAAGTTCGGATGGATTTGGGAGGTGAGAACATCCCTGCTGGGCTGTATCATGTTCCTATTGTCATATATGATGCAGATAATTCAAATGGACTGGTTTGGGGCTATATAGCAATCAAGGTTATTAATAATGTTGAGAGTTATCCAAATGACCTAAACGTGGTGGTTTATGATGATGCTAATACAGAAGATTTAAATATCTAAAGTTTTAAATTGTTTAATGGAGAAAAAACTATGGCTGAAAATGGGTGTAAAATTCAAGGATTTTCAAGGGTACAATTAACTGAAAATGGTGAGGTAATTGGAGATAGTGGTTTTATTGGCCCTAATCAAATTACAAATATAGGGTTTTTAAACTATCTTTGCCATCTGATTGGTGCAAGTAGTGGAAGTCGCCAAGTTGGATTTATAGCACTTGGAACTGGAGGAGTAACTGCTTCAAATGCCAGTGCACTGGAAGGTGAAATTATGGGTGGTACTCAACGTAAAGTTCCAACTTATGAAAATATCGGTAACACTACTGCTCAATTTACTGCAACATTTGCAAGTGATGATAGTTTTTTAACTGAATCAGCTAATCTGTCAAACATAGGGCTTTTTAATGGAAGTGCAGAAAACTCTATTTTTGCAGGTAATACTTATTCAAGTAGCACTTGTGCTACAAATCAAAATGTTAATGTTACGTATCAGATTAGATTTAGCTAAAATTTATCTTTAAAATGGGGAAGGGGAGGAAAAAACTAAATATGAAAGATTCAAAGTTTGGAATCCAACTGGACATTGGCTGTGGAAGTAATAAACAAAAAGGATTTGTTGGAATGGATAAGCGGGATATTGCAGGTGTTGATATAGTTCATGACCTTGAAGTATTCCCTTATCCAATTAAAAGTGAAAGCTGCCTTATCATTATTGGCAGTCATATTGTTGAGCATATTAAACCTTGGCTGATGTTAAAGTTTATGGATGAACTTTGGAGAATTCTAAAATTTGATGGAAAGCTCTTGTTATCTATGCCATATGGAATTTCTGATGGATTTATTCAAGACCCTACACATTGTAACCCTTGTAGCGTAGCTACTTGGCAATATTTTGACCCTAGATTTGAACTGTATAAAATCTACAAACCACTTCCTTGGACTATTGAAAAAGGGTTTCCTGTTTGGCAAGCTAATGGAAATATGGAGGTTATTCTTATTAAAAATCTGGATGAGTCAAAGGCAAGAAAGTTGAGTGGTTGGAAAGATGAAGGGGAGGTAGAATAACTATGGGTGGAATAATAAGGGCTACAGATTCTATGTCTAAGCGTATTATGATTGGAATACCTATGACTGGCCTGCTTAGGGCTGAATGGGTATTAGCTCGATATGGCCAAGTAATTCCATGTAACTGGAGTCAGGTTGACTGTTTGCAGTTTATTGACCAAAGTTCTCCTCTGGGCTTTGTAGTAGCAGATGCCAGAAACATCATTGCTTCAAAATTTGTGGAGGAAGATTTTGACTGGCTATTCTTCATTGACCATGATACTATTCTTCCACCTATGACTATCTTAACTTGGAATGAGCGAATGCTAAGAAAAGATGTTCCAGTTTGGTCAGGTCTTTATTTTACCAAAAGTGTTCCAAGTGAACCTTTGGTGTATCGAGGGCGAGGTAATAGTTATTACACTAATTGGAAACTTGGAAATGAGATTTGGGTAGATGGTATTCCTATGGGATGCACTATGATTCATAAGAGCATTTTAAAAGTTCTTTATGATGAAAGTGAAGAATATCTGACTGGTGGGCGGAGGGTAAGAAAAATCTTTGAAACACCAGCTAAAACTTGGTTTGACCCTGAAACACTTAATTGGAATAATGTACAGGGAACAGAAGATCTAAATTGGTGTACAAGGGTTATAAAAGATAATATCTTTGAAAAAGCTGGGTGGCAAAAGTTTGCTAAAAAACCATTTCCTTTTTTGATTGATAGTAGAATTTTCTGTAAACATATAGATAATAATGGAATTCAGTATCCTGCTCGTGGAGAAGAACAGCAATTTATGTAATGAGTTTTTCTTTCCACCTGCTCCTATGGTGATTAAATCACCATAGGGTTAAAACTTTGGAGGAGTTAAAATATGTCTATTCAACCAGTAGAAATAATAAAAGGTGTTGCTGGAAAGACATTTCGGCAAGTTAGCACTGATACATCTGCTGCTCTTGCAATTACTGAACTGGGAGTTATCCCAAGTGCTTTTGGTGGTCAAAGGGCTATAACTGGAGCTAAAATTACTGTGGAAACAGCTTCGATTAGAATTGCTTTTGGAACTGATGCTGTTCAAACTGGTGGGAGTGAAGTGGGTCATCTTTTAGCATCTGGCTCTGTAATTGAAATTCAAGATGGAACTACTTTAAAATCTTGCAGAATTATAAGTGCTGCTTCTGGAACTCCTGGAGTTCTTCAAATAACACCTTATTTTGCTTGTAGGTAAATTTTGGAAAAAGTTTCTGAAATAGATAAAATAATGCAGATATGCTCCCAAAGTACTAAAGCTACTTGTGCAACATTGTTTCCAGAACGTTTTCATAGAAAATTCTCTAAACTTCATGATGAGATTTTTAAGGTACTTGATAATGATTCTATGCAAAAAGTTGTTATTGCTGCACCAAGAGGATTTGGTAAAACAACTATTGATACAATAGCATATCCTGCTAAAAAGATTTTATTTCGTGAGAAAAAGTTTATTGTTCCAATTAGTTGTACTGCAACAAGTGCTGTTATGCAAGGTGAGAATTTAAAACGAGAGCTCTTGCATAACCAGTATATTGTAAACTTATTTGGCCCTATGAAAAGTGAGAAATTTTCTGCTGAACAGTGGATAACTTCTACAAATACTATGGTTATGCCAAGAGGTGCTGGTCAACAGATTCGAGGTATTTTGTTTAATCGCTATAGACCAGATCTGATAATTGGTGATGATTTAGAAGATAAAGAAAGTGTAAAAAGTGAAGAACAGAGAGCTAAACTGAAAGAGTGGTTTTTTTCTGATGTTTGTAATTCTATAGACCGTGGTTCTAAAAATTGGAAAATAGTTGTGGTTGGAACTGTACTTCATGAAGATTCTTTATTGGTTAATCTCCTTGAAGACCCTGAGTGGCATTCTGTTCGTCTGTCTCTTTGTGACGATGATTTTAAATCTAATTGGCCAGATTTTATATCTGATGAAGAGGTTATAGACCTATATAACTCTCATAAAAATAAAACTCCAAGTCAAGTAGATTTATTTTATCAAGAATATAGAAATATTCCAATATCTACTGAGGATGCTGCTTTTAAGTTTGAATACTTTAAGGACTATAGTGAAGCTGAAATGATTAGAACTCAAAAGGTCAAAGATTGGAATACAATCATTCTTGTTGACCCAGCTAAAACTGTTAAGATGCATTCTGCTGAATCTGCTATAGTTGGAGTTGGAATAGATAAAGATGGTGGAAGTATTTATGTTAGAGATATTATCTCTAATAAACTTCATCCAGATGAGTTATATGATGAAGCTATCAATATGGCTAGTCGGATTGGTGCTATGACAATAGCAGTTGAAGTTACATCTTTACATGAGTTTATCTCACAGCCATTTAAGAATCAAATGAGAATCAAGGGATGTCATGCTCAGTTTAAAGAATTGAAAGCTGTAGGTAGGAAAGAAGATAGAATAAAAGAACTCATTCCGTATTATCGACAGGGATTAGTTTTTCATAACCCTAATTGTTGTTTAAAACTACAATCACAGCTGATGAGTTTTCCTAAATCACGTCTTTGGGATGTTATGGATGCTTTAGCTTATGTAACTAAATTTATGGAACTTGAAGGTGAATATTTTACTCCTCCTGATGTTAATTTAGATATTGGAGAAGATTATTCTGATTTATATAATGAAGAGTGTTTGCAAGACTTTGAAATAATTTAGGGAAAACTATGCCAAATATAATAACAGGTGATGACCATTATACGTCAAGACGAGATGCTGCTTTTGAAGATAGTCTTTTAAGAAAAAATTTTAACTATGATTATCCTGAAGGTTTAGATTTAAAGCCAGGGTCAAAGTTGCATACAAGAATTAAAAATAAGATTCTGGAACGTGCAAGAGCATCACAGTTGATTATGTCTACTCGACATGACTCTTGGAAGAATATTGATTGGACGTTGACTACTTATATTCAAACTGATGAAGCAGAAAAAACATTAAAGAATATGAGCTATAAGAGGCCAACGCCAATAGTGTTTCCTTACTCTTATGCTATTTTAGAAACATTATTAAGCTACTTAATGATGGCTTTTTTTCAATCCCCTATGTTTCGATATGAAGGTGTAAGCCCAGAGGATACTCTCGGTGCTATTATGCTTGAGAAAATAATAGAATTTCATTGTGTTAAAACAAAAGTGGCATTGGCACTTCATACAATGTTTAGAGATTCCTTGGCTTATGGTTTTGGAGTGAGTGCTCCAGGATGGAAAGTTATCACTGGTAAAAAAACTGTAAAAAAGGATAATAGAATAAAAGGACTTTTTGGAAAATATATAGGTGGAGGTTTTGAAAAAGTTTCTGAGGATACAGTTATCTTTGAAGGAAATGAATTGCTAAATATAGACCCTTACTTATGTCTGCCTGACCCAAATGTTTCTATCCATGACCAACAAAATGGAGAGTACTTTGGTTGGGTTGAGAAAACTAATTACTTTGATATGTTATCAGAAGAAACAAACAGTGAAGATATATTTAATGTTAAGTATTTAAATATGCTGAAAAATAGAACTACCACTGTTATAAACATAGACCCTTCTGAACGTGAGCAGAAAATTGGTGGCTTTAAAAATATTAAGAATAACACTATCTCTAATCGTGTTGATAACATTAATATGTATATTAAGCTAATTCCAAAAGAATGGAAATTGGGAGATTCTGAAATTCCTGAAAAGTGGTATTTTAAACTGGCTGCAGATGAAGTGATTGTAGAAGCAAGGCCTATTGGCCTTAATCATAATATGTTTCCTATTGCTATATCAGCTCCTGATTTTGATGGTTATAGTTCTACACCAGTTTCAAGAATGGAAATTCTTGGTGGAATGCAAAAGAATTTGGATTGGCTATTTAATTCGCATACTACCAATGTAAAAAAGTCCATCAATGATATGTTTATTATTGACCCTTATCAAGTTAATTCTGAAGACCTTCGTAATGGTAGTGCAGGTAAGTTAATTCGACTACGCCGACCTTCATGGGGTAAGGGTGTTAGAGATGTTATTCAACAGCTTAATGTAACAGATGTAACCAGAGGGCATATTCAAGATTCTGCTTGGATAGTTAATTGGATGCAGAAAATTGGAGCGACTGATGATGTTTCTATGGGAAGTCTGCGTCAAGGAGGGCCTGAAAGATTAACTGGTAAAGAATTTGAGGGAACACAAAGAGGAGCTTTTTCAAGACTTGAGCGGGTAGCACGTTTGGTTGGACTACAGGCAATGCAGGACATTGGTTATATGTTTGCATCACATACTAAGCAGCTTATGAGTGAAGAACTTTATGTAAAAACTACTGGACGGTGGCAAAAAGTTCTGATGGAAGAATATGGAGATAAAATTGTACAGAATAAAATGAAGGTTAGCCCTTTTGATATACTCGTAGATTATGATGTAATGGTTAGGGATGGTTCAGTTCCTGGGAGTAATTATTCTTCAGTTTTTATGGAGCTATTTAATACCATTGCAGAGCATCCTGAACTTCAACGGAAATTGGATATCTATCGTATTTTTAAACATATACTACGAAATAATGGTGTGAAAAATGTTAGTGAATTTGAAAGAATAGAAACACCTAATCAGCAGGGTACAGTTTTACCTGATGAAGAAGTTGCTAAACAAGTTGAAGCTGGTAATTTAGTAGCAAGTTAAACAGTAATAAATTAAAACCTATGGTGATTAAATCACCAAAGGGTGGGAGGAGGATAGCTAATTGAAAAATGAATATGAAATAATAACGGAAGATGAGTTAAGAAGTGGGATAAATTCTAGATTTTGGAGAGCATTTTTTGCACAGTTAATGGTATCCAAAAAAGAACAGGAGGAATTGTTGGCTAAAGCAGTTAAAACTTATGAAATCTTTAGATGTCAAGGTAGAATAGAAGTTCTACAGGACTTAATGGTATGGCCAGAAATTCAACTGGATGCAATTAAAGCAGATATAGAATTTGAGGAAAGAATGAAAGGAGATGATTAAAATATGGAAGATTTTGAGAATAATACAGATGTTGAAGATAAATATCAACTTGATATGATTTCGGAAATAATTGGTGATGTTGAAGATGATGCTGAAGAGAATGCCGAAGAAAAAAATAGCCCTGAGGAGGAAGCTGAGAATGAGGAAGAAACTTCAGAAAGAGAAAATATTTCGGATACAGAAGAAGAAAGAGAAGAAGAAAATGAAACAGCTGAAGATGAGGAAACTTCACAAGGAACTGATGATGAAGAGAAAGAAACTGAAGAAAATGATGAAGAAGAAAAAACTGAAGAAATCAGTGGAATTAGTGGAACCAGTGAAAATGATGGAGATGAAGGAAGTGGTAGCTCTGAAATAATAGCTCTTCAAAAACAGAATCAAATGCTGTTGGAGCGGATTGATAGTTTGATTAAGGAAATAACGAAAGAAAAAGAATCTAATATCTCTGCTGGTGGTGATAAAACAGATGCAGAAAATGCTATTGAGGATTTTTTAGGAGATATGGATATAGATGATGTATCTTCTGATAAAGAACTTTTTAATAAAGTTCTAACAAAAGTTGCTTCAAAAATTGAAAAACAGGTAGAAGAAAAATATAAAAATATTTATCAGGATATTGAGCAGATTAACAATCGTAAAGAAGTTGAAAAAATGGTAGATATTTTTTACAAAGAAAATCCAGATTTGGCTGGTGTAAAAACCACTGTTCAAGCTGTTGCAACTGATATTATTAAAAATAATTCTGATAAATCTCTAAAGGAAATCTTTAATATGGCTGCTGATGGAACTAGAAGAATGCTTGGGATTAAAAAACAAAAGGAGGTAATTAAAAATAAGAAAAATAAACAAAATCCTGCGCTGGTTAAAAAATCTCAAAATGTAAATAAGGTGAAAAAAACAGTTAAAAAATCAAAATTGCAGAGTGAAATTGATAGTTTACTCTAATTATTTTAGGAGGTAGTTATGGATAGGATAGAAAGAATGGAACGTGAAATTTTGGAGTCTGGTAGTGGTAAGGTACTAATGCTTACAATTACATCTGGTAATACTCCCTACATAATGAAACCAACTGAACATTGTATTGTAGCTAATACAGCTTTAGCTGATGGTGAAGCTATTATTCATTTACCAAGTTTATCAGAAGCTGCTGGACAGTTTTATTTTATCTGTGCTCCAACAGGTGCAACTGGTGGTGATATTAGTGTTTATGAGAAAGAAACTGGTGCTGAACTTACCACTTATGGCGACCTTGATGCTGATGATGACCATGTGTTACTTTTTTCAGATGGCTTAAAATGGCGGGTTGTTCTGGATGGTGTGGCATAGGCTAAACTCACCCTATGGTGATAAAATCACCAAAGGGTAATGGAGGAACATTTTATGAGCTGGAGAGGGATATTAAGAAAAGCAGGTATTATTGGAAGTGGCTATAGTCTGGAATTTTTAAACCAGATTAGACTTAGAAAAAATCTTTTTCAAAAAACAACTGTTTCTGTAATAAATACAGCAGGTGCAGCTACTTTAACTGCAGCACAGATTCTTGGAGGTTTGATTCTTCGAGACCCAAGTGGTGCAAATAGGTCTGATACTACTCCAACAGCTGCTTTGCTTATCGCTGCTATTCACAATTGTAAGGTTGGAGATAGCTTTGAATTTACAATAGCAAATACTGCTGATGCTAGTGAAACAATAACATTAATTTCAGGGACTGGAACTACGAGAATTGGAACTATGACTATTGCTCAAAATAATGCTAAAAGATTTAGAGTTGTTATTACTGGAGTTTCATCTCCAGCATATACTGTTTATAGTCTTGGAACAGCAGTGTACTAATATTGATATTTTAATAAAGTTTTAATTAAGTTAAATTGAAATAGGAGATTATATTATGGCTTTTTTAGGAATGAGAGGAAATGGTAACTGGGTTGCAGACCAAAGACCCAAAAATTGGCGAGAAACTATGCTTTATCTTTATCCTAATGGAGATATGCCACTTACGGCTATTCTTTCTATGATGGGTAGTGAAAAAGTTAATGACCCTGAGTTTAATTGGTGGTGTAAGAGTTTACCAGGACAAGCAGGAGCTGTTTCAAATGTTTATCTAACTCCTGACTTTGGAACTCCTTATACAACTGGGGGTGCTGTTGGTGATGTTGTCTATGCAAAATGTACAGCAATAGTTCAATCAGAATTTAGGGTTGGTCATGAGGTGCTTTTAAGAAATACTGCTAATTATCTTGATGACACAGTAGCAAAGGTGGTTGGTACACTTTCTAATGGTGATAATTCTTATATTGCATGTAGATTGCTTCAGGCAGACCCTACGACTACTGGTATTGCAGATTGTAATAGGATTCTTGTAATTGGCAATATTAATGCTGAAGGTAGTCCTATGCCAGATTCTATTGCATATGACCCTGTAAAATACAGTAACTTCACTCAAATTTTTCGAACTCCTTTAAGCATTACCCGTACTGCCCGCCTTACTCACCTTCGTACTGGAGACCAATATAAAGAGGCGAAACGAGAAGCTCTTGAAATCCATGGTATTGAAATGGAGAAAGCTTTTATCTGGGGGCGTGGATTAGAACTAACAGGAGCTAATGGAAAACCTGAAAGGACTACTTGGGGTTTAATTCCCTTCTTAATGGCAAATAGTGGAATTAATGATGATTTTACTACTAATGCTAATTTTAGCAATACTTCTTGGCTCGCCAGTGGTGAGGAATGGCTTGATAGCCAGCTTGAAGAAATGTTCAGATATGGTTCTGATGAACGATTAGCTTTCTGTGGTAGCGGTGTTATTCTTGGAATTAATAAACTTATTAAAGAATATGGTAATTTTGAGTTTAACGCACAAACTAAAGATTATGGAATTAATGTAACTACGTGGACAACTCCTTTTGGAGTCATTCATTTAAAACGGCATCCTCTTTTTAGTTATGAAGTTACTAACAGAAATTCTATGTTATGCTTTGAACCTAAAAATATCAAGTATCGTTTTATTACTGATACAACTTTCTATGATGACCCTGATAAGAAAAATACTGGGCGTAATAGAATTGATGGGACAGATGAGGAATATCTAACTGAATGCGGGTTGGAGTTTCATCATCCCTCTACAACAGCATTGCTGAATGGTTTTAATAGTGATAATGGTACTCCTTAATCTTTGCTCAAACCTCCCCCTTTGGTGATTTAATCACCATAGGGGAATTTAAAAGGAAATATTATGAATCTATTGGAAATCAGGACTGAATTTGTAAGGCAAAGTGGTCGATATGATTTAGTTGTTAATACAAATACTTATGCTGACAAGGGAGCAAATTATTTCATTAACTCTGGTCAAGATTATCTTGACAGACAGGGAGTTGTTATTCCAGAGGCAGAAGGGAAGATAATTAGAACCATTTCTCCAAATGTTTACTATTTGGACTTTCAAAAAAGATGCAGGGTTATTCAATCTGTTTGGGCTAATAATGCTTTTAATAGAGTTGAATTAGAGAAAATAAATTGGGAAGATTTACGAAATCTTTATGATAGTCCTATTAGTGAAATATCTACTGGAGCACCTTTGTATTATTGTCCTGCTAAATTAAGAGAAGTTGATGTAGCAGATAAAAATAACACTGGGACATTTATAAATTTTACTAAAACAGATAGCTATGATTATAGAGGAATTCTCATACTGCCACCTGTTGATGAAAATTATGATATTGAAGTTTTTGGTAAGTTTTATCAAAAGAAATTAGTTCTTGATGAAGATTCTAATTATTGGTCTATTGAAACTCCTTCAACACTGATTGTTGCTGCTTTACGTCAGTTGGAAATATCATATAGAAATGTAAAAGCTAGACTTGAGTGGGAAGGAATTATTATGGAAGATTTACGAAATCTTGATATGGATATTGTGGAAGAAGAAACATCTTCCATAAGTACAATGGGAGAATAGATGTGGATAAAGAAGAACGAGAAAGTTTGAAAAATGAAATAGTTGAGCAAATCTTTTTACAGCTTCCAGAAATTATTGGAAATCTCATGACATCTCAGGCATCATTGAATAAACTTAATAAAAAGTTGTATTCTGAAAATCCTGATTTTAAAAATCATAAAGAGATTGTTGTTAAAGTGTTGGAAGAAGTAGAGGGAGAAAATCCAGGGAAAAGCTATGAAGATATGATTAGAATAGCTGTTCCAAAAATAAAGAAAATGATAGGAATAACCAGTGAGCTAAATGTTAAAGATATAAATCATCCTGGACTTGGAATATCTTACAATGGAGCTTTGTAATGGAGTTACAGGTTAATAGAAATAAAAGGTTTATGTTAACACTTGAGGGTGAGGATTTACAAAAAGGGCTTAGACCAATAAGGGATTCAATGAGAAATTCTGGCTATTTGATAAGTTGTTTTGGAGCTGTAGGAAAGAATAAAGTTCTTCAAGTGCTTAAAAGTCTATCAAGGATTGATACCAGTGTGATAGTAGATTCTTTTCCCTATCCGCAAATCTTTATTTTTATTAATCATATTATAGTTTGTAGCAAAACAGAAATATTTGAACTAATTGATGGAAATCTTGTTCTTAAAATATCTGACCTTAAGCCTGGCTCTACTTGGTCGGCAGTAGATTTTCGTGACTATATTTATATGAGTAATAGTAATGTAGTGGTAGTTCGTTCACCAATAACACAAGAATATAGTTTAAACTCTGACCTTCCAAAAGCATCTACTATATGCAATTACAAGGGACAGGTTATTATAGGTTCTCCAAATATAGGAGTTTAATATGGCTAATAATCCAGTATGGCCTTTTAAGAAAATCATTAAAGCTGAAGGATATATTAATAATCCTTATTGGACAGATGAACCAGATAATACTCATCGTCATCATCCCTGTGGTTATTGGCCAAGTAATCTTCCTTCAAATCATCCAGAGAGAGTTCAATATGGGTCGCTTTGGGGAGCAGGGAGTAATGGTCTATATCAACTAGGACTTGGACATAATACAAGTCCTATAACAACTTTTGCTCAAACTGGCGAGAGTGAATTTTTTGTTAAAGTTCAAAATGGTAATACAGGAAACTATTCATTTGCATTAAGAAGTGATGGTACTCTTTGGGCAGTTGGATATAATCCAAATGGTTGTCTTGGTTTAGGTGATACTGATGCAAGGGAAGTTTGGACACAAATTCCAGGGTTATGGAGAGATTTTGCTTGTTCTCCTTATTATGCACATACAATGGCTGTGAAAATGGATGGAACGCTTTGGGCTACAGGATTAAATAACTATGGCCAACTTGGACTTGGAAATCATGATGATGTTCATGTTTTTACACAGGTTGGATATTCTGTAAATTGGGTAAGTGTTGAATGTGGAAGTTTTTACTCCATTGCTATGGACAGTGACAGAAATATCTTTGGTTCAGGAGACTCATATGGAGGTTCAATGGGTTCTATTGGAAGTCCAGATGAATTTACTTATATCCCTGATGTAGATGATATTGATAAGGTTAGCTGTGGGTACTATTCTACTGCTGCATTAAAAATGGATGGAACACTTTGGGTTACAGGGAGTAATGCTGATGGTCAATTAGGTTTGGGAGATAAGACACACAGGAATGCTTTTATTCAAGTTGAAGATATGGGAATTGAAGTAAAAGAAATCTGTATGGGGCGGAATGGTCAATATACGTATTCTGGAGTTCTCTTTGTTATAAAAAAAGATGGAACTCTTTGGGCTGCTGGAAGTAATAAAAATAACATTATGGGGCTTCCTGATACATCTGATAAACTTAATTTTGTCCAACTGGCAGGTTCAGGATGGGAGAAGATTAGTTCTAAAGATACTTCTGTTATGGGAATAAAGGAGGATGGAACTCTATGGGGATGTGGTTTAAACTCTCATGGTGAATTTGGAGTTGGAGACCAAGATGCAAGAACAGAATTTGAACAACTTGGAGATGACTTCTGGCTGGATATATGGACTAATCGAGATACTTTTGGAATTAAGTGGAATGGAGATTATCACTGGGTAATTTAACCCTATGGTGATTAAATCACCAAAGGGAATTTATAATGGAGATTATCAATGGCAACTATTACAAGCAATGAATATAAACATAAATTAGCAATTAAAAAAATAGATTTTGAAAATGATAGTTTTAAAATAATCTTAATGGCGACAGGATTTGCATTTGATGCAGTTGCTCACAGTTTATATTCTGATGTTAGTTCTTATGAATTAGCTGAAGGTAATGGCTATATAAGAAATGATAAAATATTAGCAGGAGTGGCTGTAACAAAAAATGATACAGATAATAGAACAGATATAACTTGGGATAATCCTGCTTGGACTGCTGTTGGAGGTGCTATAGGCCCAACACCAGGAGCTATAATTTTTGATGATTCTGAAGCAGATGATGTCATAATAGGTTATATAGACTTTGTTACAGAGCAAACTCAAGTTAGTGGTGGAATCTTTACTGTAGGTAATCCAGAAGTAAGAATACTATAGGATAAAATAATATGGCTAATATTCCTATTCAACATATTTCTGAAAACATCTCACTTTGGACTGATACATTGCATCTAAGTGTATCAGAAGAAATTGCTGTAACTGAACGTACAGATAGACTTTTTAATCTTGGGCCTATTATTCCTCCAGATCCATCATTAGATACTGTTTTTGATTGCAGTCAAGAAGATAGTGCAGGTAATCCAGATGCTGGAGTTCTTAAAGTAACTACTGAAATTCTTGGAATACGAAATGATATTACTATCCAAACTGAGCCATTAGAAATCTATACAGAAATCTACGGAAATGGTATTCCTGGATTGCTAGTTGGTGGAACCATTTTAAGCACCTTAACTGAAATTTGCTATAGTAAGGTTTATGTAACTGCTGGAGAACAGAACTTCATTCAGTGGAGTAAAATCGGAACTCTTGATTTTACAATAGATAATTCTAATATAGCTGGAAAACGTCCTATGCCTTGGGCAGGGATGGTTCATAGAATTATAAAAACTCCTACTGGTGCTATAGTTTATGGTGCTAATGGGATAACAGCAATAACACCAATGCAGAATGAAAGAAGTCGCTATGATGAGAATATTCCTGAAGCGCATACTTATTCTCCACAAACTATTTATGAAACTGGAATAAAAGGAAAACATGGTGTAGTTGAAACTAATCAGGGACATTATTGTGTAGATGTTAATGGGTATCTTTGTAGAGTAACTTCTGAAGGAATCCAAGTTTTAGATTTTTCTGAATATCTTTCTACTCTATCAAATAACATTGTAATGTCTTTTGACAGTATGAACAGTCTAATCTACATTTGTGATGGAGCAATAGGATTTGTTTATAATATAAAAGATAACAGTTTAGGTCAAGGGCCTATATCAATTACAGGAGTTGGATATAAGAATGGTAAGAATTATATCTTGTCTCCAAATAATATAATAATACCTACATTTGATATAACTTTTGATATACTTGATTTTGAAACTACAAGAAGTAAAACTATCCACTCGGTTGAAATTGGGGCTAGTGTGAATAATATTCTTTCACTGGCTTTTGATTATAGAAATTCAAAGGCCGATATCTTTTCTACAACCCCTTGGGTTCTTGTAAATCCTAAAGGACAAGCATATCTTCCTTGTTATGGAAAGGAGTTTAGACTTAAAATGAAGATGAATACTTATGAACTCTTTAACATATCTTGGATAAAAATACATGGAGATATAAATGATAATTAAACTGACACCACACCAAATACCAGAATATTGGGAAGTAATTAAATATGGAATAGCAAGTGCTGAAAGAAGAGCTAAGGAAGATTTACCTTATTATCTCAATCAAGTTCTATATGAATTACTTAGTGGAAAAGCACAATGTTATTTTATTTTAGAAAAAGAAACTAAAATAATAAAAGCCCTTACCGTTAATAGGATTGTAAAGAATCTTATAAATGGAAAGTCAATACTTTATGGAGAATATCTGTATGCTTTTCAGAGTTCTAATATTAAAGAATATGTAAATTTGGTTAAGTTAAATTGTGAATTTGCTAAACAAAATGGCTGTGAAACATTTGAGTTTTATTCATCTAATCCAACAGTATGGAAAATTGTTGAACAAACAACGTTAAAGTTTAATTTGACTAATGTTGAAAGAAAGTATGTTGTAGAGGTATAAAATGAGTAGTAGTGGTCATGAAGACAAGCATAAAAATATCGAAACAACTGTTAGATATCCCTTTTACTTAGAAATTGCTCATCAAACATTTTTAAATAATGTTCATGATAAGGTAGAAGTTGTTAAGCGAGAATCTCCTTATGAAGATTTTGAAAAAGTAGATGTAGATGATATATTTCTTCAATCAGGATTTACACTACAATCTTTCCCTGCACTGTTTGATATGTTTGGAAAGCATATGGCAGGTTTTGATATTGAAACTTTATTTGATGATGCTTTTGACAAGACAGTTAATTCGTCTAACGTGTCAGATTTAGTAATATCTAAATCTGATATGTTGGATGAAGAGGTTAGTGATAAAATTTATCCTAAGTTCTCTGTGGGTATGAGAGATTTAGATGCTGTTGAAAGTAGCTCTTTTGTTATTGGAAAGTCTTTAATAGAACAAAATAAGATTGGCAAAATTTCTAAATTTGAATCTGAAGTAAAATATAATCTTTTGCCAAATGTTATAGATATATATTCTTATGAACTTTCTTGGCAAAGAGATATTATTAATTATTATGGAAGTATAATTCAAACCTATTACAATGTTAAACTTGATATTGAAAAGTTTAATTCTGAAAAGATTTTTAATAATCTTTTTTGGCCACTTACTGTTTCAGAATATGAAAGGTCAGCATTAGGTGTTTTAACTGGAGCTGGAACATCAACTACAAAAACTGAACAAGATGAAAGAGGAAATAATATTCTTGGAGGTGCTTTAAGTGGAGCCGCAGTTGGAACTGTGCTTGGTGCTAAGACTAAAACTCCACATACTTATACTGCTGCTGGTGGAATTCTTGGAGCAGCCAGTTCCTTTTTTTAATATGGAGTTGTTATGAGTAGTTATACAAATATCAGTACTACAAGATATCCTTTGTATCTGGAGAATGCTCATCATAATCTTTTAGATAAAGTTCATCTTTATATTACTTCTAATATGAACACTGGCCCAGAAGATAATAGGGTTGATATAGAAGTTGATGAGATGTTTCTTGATATTGGTAGTGTATTAGGAAACTATCCAGCTCTCTTTGATATGTTTGGAAAGTTTATGGCTGGATTAGATATTAATGTTCTTTTTGACCAAATCATTAATGATATGACTGATGGGAGTATTATTAATAGTTTGGTATCTAATAAAGCTATAACAATAGATAATGAAATTAATAATTCACTTGCTAGGTTTAACAATGGAATTGAAGATATTAATTCTGTTATGAGTACCGTTTATATGAGTGGTAGTTCATTGATAAGGAATAGAAAAGAAAAAATTATATCAAGATTTAGAGCTGAAACAAGATATAAACTATTACCAATAGCTATCAATAGATGGTCAATGCATTTGTCTTGGAATAGGGCTGTAATCAATCAATATGCAGAAATTATCAAACTATATTTTAAAACAAAAATAGATGTTGTTAATACAAATATAGAGCTAAATAGCAAAAACTTATTATGGCCTTTAGATTTATTGGAGTTTGAAAGGTCAATAATTGGACTATTAAATAGGGCAGGTTCTTCCACTACTTCTGGAAAAAGAAAAAGTAGTTCAGGTGGGGCATTAGGAGGAGCTTTAAGTGGGGCTGCAATTGGTGCATCTGTAGGGGGAGTTGTAGGAGCTGTAGTTGGAGGAGTATTAGGATTAGCAGCTTCATTTCTTTAAGTTTAATCTGAATTAAATGGCTATGGTGATTAAATCACCAAAGGGGGATAAGATGATTTCAAGTTGGACAGATTTACTTAGTTTTTTAGGTGGTAATAGTGGGCAAACAGCAGCAACTGGAGCTGGAGCAGCTGGAGCAGGAGTTCCTGCAAAACAAACTACTTTACCAGTAGCTCAAAATACAACACCAGTTGTAGCAGCTGGAACACCTACTAAAGTGCCATCTGCTACAGATGAAGGAATATTTGGTAAAGCGTTAGGCTCTATCAAGGAACATCCAGAATTAACTGCTATAATCCTTGATTACTTAGGTACAAGTCTTGCTGGTAGAAAAGAGGGTAATATAGCTTCTGGACTTGGAACTTTATTAGGAAAATCCAGTTTAAATGAAAAGGCTCTTAAGGCCATAGAAAATAAAAAAACTACTGAGCAAGAAAATCTAATTAAAACTATTACAGATTTAATAGGTGGTAAAGCGCCTAGTGCAGGAAGTTTTACTCCAGCAGGTTTGACAGGAGTAAATAGTGTACGAATAAAACCTAATGCACAGGGTGGTACTAATCATCAAATAGATTTTGATGTGAAGAACGAATCTAATGCAACAACAAGTGGTGAGGATAGTCTTTTAGAAAAACCAAAGAACTTAAATTTTCCGAAGCCCTAACATCAACAGGAGCTGATACATCTACAAATAAAATGTCTGATGATGTCAGTATGTTAGGGCTATCTCCTAAAGAACAAAATGCTATTATGGCACTAAGGCAAAATCAACAGCAGATAGAAAATAAATCTATAAATGATATTATTGATATGATACAGAGGAAACAAAGTAGTGAAGCAATTCAACGAAGACATGAAGATAATTTAAACTTTAGAAAGCATAAATTTGATTATGAGCGAAAGATGGATAATATTAAGAATCTTTTTAAACTTAAAGAAACTAAGATAAAACAAAGCAAGCTAAATCTTGATGAAAAAAATTATAGGTTGAGAAAATTAGCTCAGCGAAGTTTATCAGACTGGCAAGATGCTCAAATAGAATATGTTAAAAATGTTAAGGGAATTAAAACTGAAGTATTTGAAGATGCTCCTGGAGTTTTTAAAACTTATTTTGTGAAAGGTAGTAAAAAAATAGGTGAGCCAATTAGAACTTCAAATATTAAAGATTTAAAGAATTCTAATAAAAAATTCGCTAAAGATGTGTATAAAATTCAAAAGGAGTTAGATAATATAACTCTTAACAATGATGGAAAGTATATTTATCCTTCGATAGAGAATCTTAAAAGAATTAGAAATATTGCTCAAGAGTCTGGTAAAGATATAACTGTATTGGAAATACCAGGAGTCTTAGGAAAACCTGGTGGAATATTTGGAAGATGGGGTGGTAAAGACCCTTTAAGGATTCCTTTTATAATTGATAGTCCAGATGAAAATGTTAGTGCAACAAGGATACTAGATATACTGGTTAATAAATATGGCATGTCAGAAGAGGAAGCTAATGAGGCCATAGATAGACTCTTGGAAGTTGATAAAGAACATCAGACAGTTAATTTCGGAGAATAATTATGGAAATAATAGATGATAGAGCTAATAACAAAACTATCTTTGAAAAACCTCGAATAATAGATGACCGTAAACAAAACCTGAAAAAACCTCGAAGTATGTTTTCTGATATTACTGCTGGTCTTATTGAAGGAACTGATGCAGCGGCAACATTAGCTCATGGAATGTCTATGTATATCCCTACACTTGCAGCTGAAGTTGGAGCTATTGGAAGAGGAATAGTTGACCCTAATATGACTATTCGAGAAGCTCGGGATGAAGCACTAGAAGCTATGGGAAAAATTACACTACAGCCTGGAATGATTACCCAAGCAACTAAAGATGTTTTTGATGTAGGTCAAAATCCAGCAGTGCCAGAAAATATAGTAAAAAAAGTTAGCCATGGTTTTGAAGTATTAGTTCCATCAAAAGAAATAGAAACTGGAATAGCACAAGGTAAGGAGCTTAATATACCAGGGATACCAGATGAAGTTTGGGATGTTGGTGCTTTTGGTATGGCAAAGTTTATAGAGTTACTTGCTTTTAAAGGATACCATGAGATAGAAGTTAAAGGATTTAAAGATGTTAAGAATAAAATCAAAGGAATTGAAAAGCGAGGTAAGTATAGTCCTGAAGAATTTCTTGAACTTTCCAAAAGGGTTGAAAAAATAGACCTTGCAAAGATAAGAAAGGCAAAAGTTAAAGCTGAAGCTATAGCTTTAAAGAACAAACTTAAAGATGGCATTATTAAACTAATTAAAAAACCAGCAGAAACACTGGCAGAAAAAGCAACAAAGGAAATATGGGAAAAACCAAATGAAAAAACAGCAAGGGAATTACAGATTGAAAGAGAGGATATTAAAAGAGTTGAGGAGAAAAATTTAGAAGCTGAACCAAAAGAAGTTGAAACTCTTTCTGAAGAAGAAACTTCCAAACCCTTTGGTGATAAAATCACCATAGGGAACGAAAATATTCCTGAATTTAAAACTACAGAACAGGCAAAAGAATTTGGAAAAAATGCTACGTCTGAGCAAATTAAGGAACTTAAACGATTATATAAGGAGTCATTAGACAAAGGAAAGAAAATTAAACTATTAGATTTTGATGCTAAAATGAAAGAAGCCACACGAGGACAGTTTTTTCGAGAAGCCTTTGAAGCAGCAGAAGCAGAAAAATCAAAAACTCCTAAGGATATAATTAAAGAAGACCTTAAACCTGCTGAACCAGAAGTTGAAGAAGGAAGCGTGTTTCAAGAAGAATTAAACAAAATTGAAAAGGGTGAAGAGGTTTCCAAACCCTTTGGTGATAAAATCACCAAAGGGGATGAAGATGTTCCTAAGATTCTTGAAAAAAGTTATGAAGATAAGAATACTTCTAAACGTGAAGCAATAGTTGAAGAACTAATTGATGAAAATAATCAACCTATTTTAACAGATAGAATTTATAAGCAAATTAAAGAACCTGAACAAATAATGGAAGAGCTGGATGTTTTTAGTGAAGTCATGCGTGAGTGGATTGAAAATCCTGATGATGGAGAAATTGTTCTTATGGTAGAAAAAGAAATAAGAACAATAGCCAGTGAAGTTCCTATGAATAATGCTAAGTATGAACTGGTAAATGATTATATTGATAAGATGCTAACCGGAATTGACCATATTAAGATTGAAAGGGATATTGGAGACAGAGCAAAGGCTGTTATTGATGCTGAAGAACCTTTAGAAGAAAAACTTAAAATTGATGATATTATTGAAGATGATGAAGGAACTGTCAGCATGACAATGAAAGAAATACTTGAGCTTGATGAAGAACTTCGAGAGTTTGAAGAAGCAAAAGCAAAAACGGAAGCAAAAACGACTGGTGGAAATGTTAAAAAAAGGACTGTAGAAGATGTGTTTGATTTTCTTAATAATGATAAAGATTTGCTTTTTACAGAAGAACTTCCTCCAGAAATTTTACATCATTTACAAGAACTTATTAAAAAAGTTAAAGAAAATAATACTACGGTAAAAGAAGTTCTTGAAGAACAGGGGTACAGTGAAAAAAATGCTTTGTTAGCTGATGAACTTATTAAGATGAAAGCACAAGAAAAATTTCCAGACTTTAGATTTCAAGATTTTAAATCTAAAGTTGCCAGACTTGAAGAAGGAAAACGAACTGCTACTCGAATGGAGATTGAGAAGCAAGTTAGAGATAATACTCCTTTAGCAAAATTAAATAAGTTTTATCGCTATCTTTTAGATATTGGAGTTGTCGTTAGAGGATATAAAAAAGGTTCTTATAAACTTCCTCAACATATGAAAACAGGAATTAATGTTCGTCGAGTTCCCAAGATAATATCTAATAATTTCAAAGAAAATCTTCGTAGTCCTTATTATCAATTTAAACAAGTTTTTGATGTGTTAGATAATCCATCAATAGATATGCAACAATCTAATATAGCATATGATACTAATGTGAAGAACTATTTAAGATGGAAAAAAGACCTTCTTAAAACATTTAATAAAGGTAGAAAAATTAGGGAAAAAAGAATACGAGAAGTACTTGAACCTGTTTATGAGAAATATAGACCTGCTTTGAAAAGACGAGGAAGTCTTTTGGAACGAAGAAGAGTTATTGAGAGTCAGCTTAAAAAATCTTCAAAAAATAAAAAAGAGCTATATGAAAAAAGACTTAAGCATGTTAAAGAAGAACTTAAAAAACTTGGTGAAAAATTTAAAGAATTACCAAGGGATTATGATAGAGCTATTCCACAACTTTACGATGACCCTGTTGTTAAAGCTACTCTTCATGCTGGAGACCAACTTCCAAAAGATATTGAACTTAGCGCTGAAGAACTATTTTTATCCAGGCGTTTACGAGAGTATTTTTTAACTAAAAAAGAACATTTGTTAGATGTGGGATTAAAAGTTGAGGAAAAAACTTACATGACAAGGCTTTGGGAATCTGTTATGGAGGATAGTTCTGATAATAAAATATTTAAGACAATTTTCAGAAAACTTAAAAGCCCTGAGGTTTTGAGTTTTCAAAGGCAGATGCCTAATGGTAGAATTTGGATTCCAGATGCTAATCAGATTCTAGATTTTTATATTCCTATGGTTGAAAAGAAACTTGCATATCAGCCATTTTTTAATAGATTTGCAGAAACTATGGCTGGAGTAGATACTCCTTTATTAAATTTCTATAACAAATGGATTAATGAGAATTTGTATAGAAAGCAAGTACAAGGAATATCAAGAATATTAGATAATAGTGTTAATGCGTTAGTAGATTTTGAATATGTTAGACTTATAGGAGCAAGTCTTAGTGTTGGATTTAAACATTTAGTGAAGTTATCTAGTACATATTCAAACTATGATATTAGAACTAATCTAAAAGCCAGTAAATTGGCCTTTAAAGCTGCTGGTCAGGCACTTAAAAAAACTGTTGGAATAGAGCCTAAAGGAGTAGAATCAAAAGTCATAGATGCTTTTTTAAAACAAAGACAGATTGTTGCTGAATTAGACCAGATGCCAGGATTTAAAGAAGGTTCTAAAAGAATAAAAACACTAATAGCACAGCCGACAGTAGCCATTGAAGCTTTTGAAAATGGAGTTAATGTTATGGCAAGTATTATATCTGGAATGAATAAGCTGCCTGTTGAAACAGTTCATAAAGCTATTTGGCAAAATATTCTTGAGACAAATTTTAGAGGTTTTGCTGACCAACCACTTTGGATGAAAGGTACATTTGCCAGAGCAACTACTATGTTTACAATGACACCTTTGAAACTTCTTGAATATAAATATGAGTTGGTTAAAGGAGCTTTAAAAGGAGAACAAGATGTTTTTGGAACAAAAGTTAGAACCAAACTCATAAGATACATGATGTATGTAGGTTTAGCAGAATCTATTGCAAGAGCAAATGATACAAGTGTTTTAGAATTATTCTTACATCCACCTTTTATAAGCCATTTCATTAGACCGACCAAAAGTGGATATGAATTTCATAGACCAGATATTTATATGTCTCCAGCTTTAGATTTGTATAAAAGTTTAAGCAACAAAGGTTTACTTGGTGGGACTGAAGAACATTTTCAGTATTGGGGAACTGCTTCTAAAATTATGAATTTAAAGAATAAAAAATATCCAACAAGGTATTATGACTCTTGGGCTAAACAACTTATTGGATTACAATCAATAGAAAAACCTGTTGGACAACCCAGGAGTCGAAAGAGAAAAAATTTTACTGGTTTTAAGGGTGGTTTTGGAAGTGGTATTTAAAGGTTTCATCAAAGATATCCTTGATTAAACTAGCCATTTTAGGGTAATCATGAAGTAAGCAATTTATTTCTCTTATAATTTTTAAAATAGATTCAAAAATATTAGATAAAATTTTTGGGTCTATTTTATTTTTCTTTAGAATAAGTTTTGTTACTTGAAGCCATTTAATATGATGTTCTTGAGTCCAAGGGTCTTTAGAATTCATTTCCTCTTCGTAAAACTGGCATTGATTTAAGTGATTTTCTTTACATAAAAGTGCATGAACTGTATTTGTTAAAAGTTTTAAAGTTTTTAAATCTTCCTTCATTTCAAAAGTAAGTTTTTGGTCAGTGTTTTCCAATTTAAGCTCCTTTTTTTTGTTCTTTGGCCTTTGGTCTTTGGTCTTTGGTCTTTGGTCTTTGGTCAACCCTTTGGTGATTAAATCACCATAGGAAACGAATAACCCTTTGGTGATTTAATCACCATAGGTGAGTTTAAACTTAATCCTTGTCTAATTTTATTGCTTTTATAACTGTATCATTTCCATTAATGATAGTTTCTACATATTTCATTGCTTTAAGTGTAGAGATAATATTATCTAAAATAAAATTATCTGCATCATCCCTGTATATAGCCAATAGCTCACTGTATTTCATACCTCTATCACCTGCCATTCTTAAATCAGTATATATTTTAGCCATCGTATCAGCATGGGTAGCCTTTCCAACTCCAGAAAATGTATAAGGCATATTTTTTTCAGTATGACTTAGAATATTAATAGCCCTTTTAAAATCATTTCCTGTTATAATCATATCTGAACATCTTGAAGCACTACAAATCATTGCAAGTTTCATAATATGATTACCTCGCCGTTGAAAATAGCCATTGAATCTAGAATCTTTAAAAGGTGGATTTTTCTCCTGCTGCGTATACCACTCAGCCCAGATTTCTAAAACTTCTGGAGTAGTTTTAAATACACCACTAAGCATACGAATTTTTTCAAGGTCGATGAAAAGATTTTCTTTAAGTCGTTTTTCTTCTTCATTTAACCCTGTGTATACGACTAATTTTTCTTTATCCCACTCAAAAACAAAAATCATCCTTGATGTTAGGCCTCCACCTATTGCATCAAGAGGCATAGTTGAACGAAGTAAATCTGGAGTTGTGGCACCAAAGAGACTTACATAAACTCCAATAATTTCATCTGTTCCCATGTTCTTAGTTCGATATGTCCACTTATTTCGGCAGTCATACCAATCAGTTAGGTCACTAAGCAATTGTAGGTTATTATAGCCAAGAAAAACTGTTAGTTCTTGTGCCCAGATAGTTAAGGATGAATGAAAATACATCTTTCCAGTTTTTACATCTAAATCATTGTCATTAGAATTTTTTAATTCTTGAATCAGTGCTTCTCGTGTTATTGATTCAGCAGCAATTTTAATATTAAGATTCTCAAGAAAAGGAAATGCTTGGTTCATAGCAGTTCCTTTTCTTGCAGCAGGAGGCCCTACAAGAACTGTATAAAGATTTGGATAAAAGACCAGTTCTCCCCAATCCAATCTACATTTTCGTTGAAGGACACCTGAAATAACACTGATACCAGACCAAAGTCTAAACATTGTGGATGGCTCACTGTTATTTGTAAGAATCAGATAACTATCAAGCCAGTCATCCAAGATTCTATCTTTCATCTTTTTCCTCTTTTTTACTCTTCTGCTCTAAAAGTTTTTGATAGTTTTCATTAAGAATATTTGAAAATTCAATTTCGGTTTCAGGTCTATTTTTATGAGAGATACTCATACAATCATTCTTATACATACTAAATCCCATTTCAATATCTACAGGGATAACAAAAGAATTACCATTAGGAAGAATTAATGGAGTTTCTAAAGATTTAATAATCTGAAGAAGCATTTGAGCATGTTTTTGAAAGCCTATGTTTAAGGGTATTTGAAATACTATTGAGTCATGAACTTGATTAAGAAGCTCAACAGGTTTAAATTTATCTTGGTTATAATAGATATAATTTAAACCTCTTTCATTAATGATGTCGCCAACAGTTCCTTGTGGAATACAACTATATGCAATTTTAAATAGTTTATCTCCCCAGGCATCCAAGAATAGAGTTTTTCTTCCCATAAGATTTGTTAATGTTCTATTTTCACTAAGTTGTTTTTTAACTTTGGCATGAAAGTTTTGGCGGATACCTGGATACCCAAGATGAAATCGTTCAGAAAGAAACTTGCCATCACGTTCTGGAATTTCCAATTCAAGTGAGAAGCTTTTGTAGCTCTGGTCATAATCTAAACTGTGGTTGCTTTTCTTTCCAAAATATCTCCAGGTGTGATTCCCTCCACCAATGTAACAGTTAATTCCCTCCTTATCTTGTCGAATGATTTCTTCTATTGTCTCTCCACTAATCATAGAAGCGGTTAAAGCATGAGTATCAATTCCAGTTTCGAATGCTTCTATCATTTGAGGAACAGGCCCATAGTAAGCAACTATACGATTTTCAGCCTGAGCAAGGTCAATATTATAGCAAATGTAGCCATCATCAGCTAAGAAGAATCTTAATATCTCATGTGGCTGATTTTGAATATTATTTCCAGTTCCAAAAATATTCTTTGAAGAACTAATCCGACTAAACTTTGTACCAACAGGATTAAAACTACATCTCATTCGACCATCTGGGTCAACTTTTTCAGGGTTAAGATAAGTAGAACGATTTTTAATTGCCCTTCGGATGTCAAGAATTTTAGAAGCTTCAGGATAGCCTTTACGTGCTATACGTATCATAGCCTTTTCATCAGCGGTAGCCCTACCTTTGTTTTTATAAGGTTTAATTTTTTTCTGAACATAAAAATAATCCATTATTTGTTTAGAAGAACTGGCATTCAATGGCTGTCCAGCCATTTCATTTAGTTCTTTTTTCATCATTTCTATTTCAGGCAATTTGTCATTATAGGCTTTAGTCATACTTTCAACGTCTATTTTAATTCCTCTTTCCATCATATAGCAAAGAGGGCCTATTATTTTAACCTGACGCTGATAAGTTTTTTCATTACCTTGTTTTTTGAGTTCAGCAAGTTGCTTAGGAAATGCCTCACTGCAAATAATGCTATCTGTAGCATTGTATGCCCAAAGTTTATCTTTGTTACCTCCATCAAAGTATTTTTTTCCTTCATCTTTATAATATTCTTGGTCTGTCCAGATTGAAGTTATGAAATCTAGACCTACATTATAATCTACCATAAGTATTCTTTGAGCTATCATAGTATCATGGAGATTAACACTCTTAATACCATATTTACGAAGAAGAAAATGAGTATCAAAAATTAAATTCTGACCACATTTTTTAATCTTTGGATTTTCAAGAATCCCTGCAATAGCTTTCCATATCTCCATTTCTTGAGGGACTGAGTAATAGCTACCCTTCTCATAAATGAATGGAATTGACATTGCAAAATTGGCACTATGAGAAAAAGATATACAAGAAACTTCTTGATTAGATATTTCAATATCAAAGGAAATTAGAGAGCCCTTTAAGCCAAGTTCTTTTATGAAATTTAGATATTCCATAGTTTTGATAAAAGTTGGCCGGATAGAAAGTTCTCTGGCAGTTTTTTTAAATCCATTTTTTAAGATGTCCTTCCCTTTCTTCATATCAAATTGAATTAAGAGTTTATTTAAATATTGTCCTCCTTTTATTTCTCCACTACCATGACCATACCCAGTGAGGGCAGTAGCAGGATGATAAGTAGGTATGATAAATTTTCCTTCTTGTTCTATAATACTACCTCGCCATTTTTTAATTCCAAGACGTCCAGTGACAGCAAAAGTTGCTGCCCAGCCAAGGGTAAAGATTACCTTTGCATTAGAGTTTTTGATTTCATTTTTAAGAATATCTAAATATTCGAGACCATCAGAGCTAAAGGTTACCTGTCCCTTTTTATTTTGAATATAGTGTTTTAATGGTTTATCAAGATCTTTGATTAGATTAGTTATATAACAATCAGACCTTGATATGTTTATGATAGATAGGCATTCATCAAGTAATCGCCCTGAAGGGCCTATAAAAAGTTTTCCTAATTTAATTTCTGTTCTTCCAGGTTGTTCTCCTACAATCATGTACTTTGCTGTACTGTTATTACCCTCAGGCTTAACAAACGTTAGTTTCATAGAATACTCTCCTTAGTTTTTTACGAACAACCCTTTGGTGATTAAATCACCATAGGGTTATTTCATATCTTTAAATTGTTTTTGAACTTCTAATATGTAAGAATTTCTATAACCTTCTGTAATATCAAAACCTAAAGGTATCATTTTATTCTTAGCAGCGGCAACTAGTGTTTTACCACTACCAGCAAATGGAACTAAAATGCGAGAATTTTCAGTAGTGAAGGTAGTTAAAATATCTTCCATTAGTTCTAGTGGACGTTCAGTAGGATGAACTTTTTGTGATACAGGATTATAATGAAAGGTATTTAATTGTCCTGGACGGGCTAGGATTGGGTTTCCTTTTCGAGCATAGAAAAACATCTCATAAGCATTAGCCAATGATTTTGAAGGAGACAGTGATTGACCAGAAGATTTAACCCAGATACCACACATTCTTGAACAAGCGAAACCAGCTTTTAAAATAGTTTGGTAAACAGTTTCAAACCAAGGTTCTGGAGCGAACCAGCAAATCATCCAAGAATTTTCACTCATAACACGATAAGTTTCAAAGAATAATCTTTCAAGAAATTTTGGATATTCATTAGATGAGATTTCATTATATTTCTCATGGCTGTAAGCATATTCTTTTTTAATGGATTTTAGATTTATTGCATAAGGTGGGTCTATTTCTACAAGATTTATAGAACCATCAATAATATCCTTTACCCCTTTAAAAAAATCTTTAATGAAATAAGAGTTAATTAGTTTCTTAATAAAAACTGAACTTCCAGATTTACCTGAAACAGCTTCTGCTCGCTTAGCAAGTTCAGCTCTAATAAGTTTTTCTTCTATTTTGTTTTTCATCTTGAATGCTTCAGATTTACTTTTCATATCATCCCAAGGTACTTCCGGAAACTGGTCAATGAAATTACTTAAAGCAATATCTTTTGAAAGTGTAGAATGGTCTTGACCAATAATCTCAGCAACATTTCGGAGAGAAACTCCTGAAGCATTAGGAGTAGTAGATGTTTTTTCTCCATGAATTTTCTGTTGAAGTTTTAAGATTTCAGCTTTAAGTTTTACTTCTTCAATAGGGCTAAGGTCTTTTCGTCTAATATTTTCTTCAAGTTCAATAGCATGTAGTTCAAGATTAGAAAGGGGTTTATCATAGATTCGACAAGGAATAGAAGTTAATTTTAGTAATTTATGTGCCGCTAAACGACGTCCACCAGCAGCCAGAGTGTAGTTTTCAGATTCAGATTCTTGAATTACTGCAATAGGACATATTAGTCCTTTTTCTTTTATGGATTGGGCTAAACGGTCTAGGTCTCCATAATCTTCTCTAAAACGGTCTCCAAGATTTATTTTAGAAATTTCAATGACTTTCAGTTTCATAGCATTCTCCTCCCCTTTGGTGATTTAATCACCATAGGTTAAATTTGTTCTAGTTCATTTAATAAGTTTATTTTTTGTTCATCTGTCATTTTTGTAAGTAAAGATTTTAAAGAACTTTTTTTAGCAGTTTTAATTCTTTTACTTATTTTTCGTTTAGGCTTAGTATTAATATTTTTCCGAATTTCTATTATCCGGCGCTCTAATTCCTTTTCTGACATTTCAGAAATAGATTTATTTAAATCACTTATGTCCAAGATTTTTCTCCCTAAATTGTTTCAATTGGCTGATTTCCTTAACCGTTATTGAGCGTTCAATGAGAGCTCCCACAATCCTCCCAGTGCCAAACTTCTTACACATATTAATTAGGTCATCTATGAAAAGGTTAAAGATTATTGTTCTCATTCCATGTTCTAGAATTTGGTCTAAAGCCATAGCTTTTTCTTCCGAAATATCTATTGAAAGTCTTGCCATTAAATGTCCTCCAAGAAGTAAGATAAAATATTAAATTACATCATCTGCTTATTATTAATATATGCAACAGCAGATTCTAAATCTCCAAAAACAGTACCACCATTATGAGCGACCATATTAGATACAGCATTAAGTGATTTCCACTGCTCTTTTGAGAAATATAACCCTTCATCATTTCGTAATAGTACCAAGATAGTTTTATCTGGTCTCTTATTGCTATCGTCAACAACTTCAGCAATAGAATAAACTCCTGTCATTTTTGGAGTGATAGTATAGAGAACAAAATTACAAATTTTTTCTCGTTCTTTAATTTCTTGAGCCCTACATGCTTCTGTCCAGTCTTCAACAACAGGATTAAACCACTTAATTTCTCTTTCACGTAACAAAGTTATTATTTCATCACGCCAAGAACTCCCATTACAAGTTCCACCAAGAAATACTTTTTTCATTTATTATCCTCCTAAAATATTGTGATAGTTAACTTAAACTACTTTATTTAATATACTTTTTACTTCATCTAATGTTGATGTATGCAATGCTGAAATGATAGCCTTTCTAAGTCTATCAATTTCATATGCAGCATGATTTAATTTATCTGAGATTATTTGTGCCATATTTTTATCTGTTGTATCCACTGCAATAAATATAATATAGTTCGCTGCTTTTCTTAATTCGTCAGTATCCATAACGCTTTCCTTTTAATCATTTTATCTATTTTTATGACCAAAATGCCACCATTTCTTTTGATGTTTTCTTATTTCCTGTAAGTTTGACTGATATTCGCATACTGAGATTGCAGTTAAGAAATCAATAAGTATGCCCAACCGTACTTTATGACTTGCATCTTCCAGCAGATTAATTGTTTCTGAATTATAATCGTATGGTGGCTCAACCAATATTTTTCGCTCTGATTTAGTTGCTGCGTATATGTATTTTGACAAATCTATCTCATGCCTCCTTCTTAATCCAGATAATGACACTTATGCCATCGTTTGCCAGTTGATTTCCAAAATGGCAACATCACAATAGATCCTGTCTCCTCATGTTGCCAATATTTCCATATCCATCTTGTTAGAATACTATTTTGTAGTCATTGTCTAAACATTGTAAAACCTCCTATAATGATTATTTCAGCCACCGGTAGTATGCAAAAAAAAAGGTTTCATTATAATTTAATCTTTTTATTTTTTATAATATTGGCAGGATTATGCAATGTGGGCTTAAGGCCAAACCAGATGCATAATACATATATAACTCAGTTAGCTCCACAACCCTGCCTATCAATTTACTCCACTGGATGGCTTTGCCACCGGTGAGCTTGGCTGTTGAAGTTCTCGCAATCGAACAAGGGGATCTTTTAACACCCAATCTTTAACGATATAAAATCCATTTTTAATCTCTTGCTCCAGTTCTTCGGGAGAAATACACAAATTAAAATATTCGGAAAAAAGCCATAACTTTTTGCCTTTTGCTTCTTTAATTATTGGCTTTAATTGGTTGATACTCTTTTCTTGTACTATATTATACACTTCCATTTCTCCAAACGGCTATTTGTTATGCCTTACTTCATCCTCCAAAGGCTACTATATCGATTGTAATTTTTATCCAAACAATTCAATCTTATTATGCTTTTTCTATAATATAAGAAGGCACTGCAATAATTTTGTTATTTTCAAGTTTAACATCTACCCAATACCCAAGATAAATTTTTGTTAGATAGTTAGGAAAAACTTCTTCGATTTTTGCTTTTTTCATTCCATAACTTCCCCCAAGATAAACAATTTGACCTTTTTTTAAGTTTGTTAAAGATGTTTTATTTTCTTTTGAGCAACAATCTATGACAAACCTCATTCCCATTGCAGCAACCTGAATTGCTTCATTCCGCATGTTGTTTAGTGGATTGGAGTTTATTTTTATCTCATCCCAAAGTTCATCAAGTTCTTCTTTGATAACAGCATATCCTTCATGAGGAGATGCCATAGGTTTGAATTTTTTGGAAGCTTTTAAGTATTCTTGCAAAATTTCATCCATGATTTTTTCAAGGTTTGTTTCTGTTTTTTTCCTTTTTAACATATTAAACACTTTAATATCAATTCCATTCTGTCTGTCTCTTGTGGCTATTCTGTATAAGTTAAAATCTATATTCATCCCTGAGCAATCACCAACTATTCCTGAGCAATCACCTTTTAACCCTGAACAATCACCACACAGGTCTGAGCAATTACCAGATAGATTTGAGCAATCACCCTTTATTTCTGTGCAGTTTCCATACAAATCTGTGCAATTACCAAACAAATTTGAACAATTTCCAAACAACCCTGTACAGTCACCAAACAACCCTGTACAGTCACCAAATAAATACGGATTAGCACCTTTTTGTTTAATACCCTCATCGTCATAAAAGTATAACTTAGTAGTTAATTTTTTATTCATTTTTGCCCACTTACAGCGAGGTGAAACAAAGGAATTCTCATCACCAGCAGGCCAGATTTGACACCCAAAAAGATTAATGATAGTTTTATCTTTCTTTTTTGTTCTACTATTTTCTACAACAGATTGACTTTTCATCTTTTGTGGATTTTTTGCTCTTTCAAGTAGTCCACAAATTGGACAGATGAAAGATATTATTTCACCTTTTTTGATTGCTCTTTTAACTGCCATCTCATATACATAGGAGCATATGATAGTTTCTCCACAATTGTTGCAGATTAGCCTACCTGTTGCGTTGTGTTTTTTGCTTCTTTCAAACATCCTTATTTGACTGGCATATTTTCTACATTCAAGACAATATCCTAAATTACCAGTGTCAAACCAGTGTTTTATTGCTTGAATAAGTTGGACTTTCCTAATTTGTTTACAATTTGGACACTGTATTTTTATTTTAATGTCCCTGTAGTTATCTTTTTTCATCTTATTATCCATCCTTCAATAATCAATGTCATCAAAAACAACAGGAATTATCTCCATACATTTTTTATGCAAGGGAATCATTATCTCCCTCATTTGGGGATGTGCTGATTTAGCGCAACGAAGTTTAAAGATATGTCGCCATTCCCGAAAGTTGGCAGTTACAACAAGTTCTGTTTTAAGAGCATTTGGAAGAACATTTCTTGCTTGTTGTGAAGTCCAGCCAAAAGATAATAAAGTATAATAAGTATCTTGTGCATATTTCAATCCCAAGAACCAAGTGCTTGCTTCTCTATCTGTTTGTCTTGTATCAATATAGTCGGCTAGATATTCGCCTGGAGAAAGATTAATCCAAGGTGGGATAATGAAGGTCCTATTGTTTTTATAGTTACAATATCGGGTACTTTCTTGACTAAATGCGCATAGTCTGTTATAAACAAGTTCATGTGATATTCCTCGGGCAATGATAAATTTAACAGTCATAGCACTATGTTCAATAAGAGGAGTAGTTTCTGTAAAATCTCCACCTAAAATTCCCATAATTTTAAAACTTGGCTTTATTAGAATCATAATTGCCTCCTTTAAATGTTAAGATTCATCTTCATCTTCATCTTCAAGTTCTTCAAGCATATCTTGTTCCTCAATATCACTGAGATACTGATTTAAAAGATGGTCTTCCCAATTTCCTTCATTTACTGAATTATACATTTTGTTTTTCTCCTTTAGTTAATTTTTCAGAACATTGTTCTATTTCATATAGTTAGTAGATTTATTATTAGCTCTTTATTTTAATCTATATTATTTCTTTAATTCTTTTATAAAAATCTTCCTTGATAATCAAACAATCATACCAACCTTGTTTGATTATGATACTTAGAGCCACTTCATTTAATTTCCTCAAAACATCATTTTTACGATTTTCTGCAGTTCTTATTTCTTTTTCAATATTACGGATTGTAGTTTTCAGACTAATAGCTTTTTTAAATGTTTCTGAGTTCATTTAAAACCCTTTCCAAGTTTTTAGTTAATTGTTCTTTTTGTGAGAAATATAGGATTATTCCTGAAAGTTTATTTTCAGAATATAAATTTAAACAATAGGGATAGAGTGTGTCTCCAGTATGATGGAGCTTTATTGTGTAGTTTTTATCTATCTCCAAAAAAGCACTCAGTGAACATATTTTCATCTTTTTTAAACTCCTTTTTAAGTTGACGAAATTCCCTATGGTGATTAAATCACCAAAGGGAATGATGTTATTCTTTGGTGATTAAATCACCAAAGGGAATGATGTTACTGACCAATTACATACTTGCTAATTTTATTAATAGGCAGGTCATCTTTATCCTTACCTATACCAAGAATTGCCCAACCCTCTCTGCCTTTTACTTCTTCAGGATTAATTTCCTGAGAAGGGTCAATATCAAAAGCATCAAGGAATTCCTTTAATCTGATTTTGCTTTCATTCAGTTTCTTTTTTGACATAGAAGAATCTGGAAGTGGCAGATAGTCCCCAAATTCTTTACAATAAGGGTCATCTACACTTTCAAAGAAAGGCATGATGTAAATGTTATCATTTCTGTCCTTTCCATCAATGATATTAACGATGCGAAGTTTAGCCTCTTCACCTTTCGGTAAAACTGTAGGTTCAAAAGTGTCATCCAAAGCTAAGTTTGTTAAATCTATAATACTCATCTTAAACTCCTTTTAAAATTGGTTTATCTTCAAATGGTTGACCTGCTTTTTGTAGAATTTTTTTCATATCTGGTTCTTCATATTGTGATAGTTTACCTCCTTTCGCCAGTCGACTTCTGGCAATGTACTTTCCAGTTGATTGAGTTAGAATTCTGTATGTAACCCCTTTAGAAGTTTCTTTAGGACTACATACCCAAAGCTCATCAAAGAGTCCTGGAATTGTAACACTTCCCTTGCCAGTAGTTAAGAATCGGTAAGAAACTGCTCCACTGATTTCATCTTTAAAACTTTCTAAATGACCAGTCAAGATAAAATCACAAGGGAGTGCCATAAGGACAGCTATCCAGTTACGAATCTGTGTCTTTTGAGGGACATAGTCTTTGGTAAATCTGGGAGCTGTTCCTGCCAAACCTGCATTTTTGAGTATCCAATTCATAATAGCATCAGACCAAGTTGTTGCAGAGTCCAAAACATAAGTTCCAAAATGGTTAAAATAGCCCATTTTGATTCTTTTATTCATGTTCTTCCGCCACAGTTCAAAAACTGTTGGGTGCATAGGGTCTTCTTTTTCAAATCTGGTATCTGCTATGATTAAACCAGATTTAATGTAGGATTTTATCCCCTTAGTCCCTCCTGGGTCGAAACTATCAATATGAATAGGTTTTCTGCAGGTACGTAAGAAGAAAGTTTTACCACTTCCAGCTTCACCAAGAAGAAGTAAACTGAAAGAATCTTGCGTTGGGTCTTCTTCATACATTTTTTGAAGACTTTTTATTTCCTTGTCTATTTCAAGAAAATTATTGTCTGTATTTTGTTCCACTTTAAGCTCCTTTTTTATTTAGCTAAATTGACTTCTATGTTGCTCAATTAAGCATTTAAGTAGTTGTTCACTGGGTACTTCTGTCATTAAACTTCTAATATCAGATTTTCTTCTATCTGTTAGCCATCTTTTTATCTTTTCCCTTCTCATTGAGAATGCAGGGTTTAGATAGACTTTCAATGGAGAGTTTTGTTCCAGTTTATTAAAAGGTTCAAGTTCAAGGTTATAGATAAAATTTTTAAAGATTGTTTTTTCTATTAGCTTTCTCATTTTAGTTAATTCTTTATCCTCCCTTCCCTATGGTGATTAAATCACCAAAGGTTAAATGTTTACTGTGGTTTTACAATCTTGCTCCATAGGGTTCCAGATTTCTTTTTTAAAACCTAGTGGAACTTGGTCAAACTTTTTTAGTGGATTTGGCCAAGCCAGACAAAAGTCTTGATATTCACAGACTTTGCCATAGGAAATGCAAGAATTCTCATTCAAAGGGAATGCAGTTAGCACGTTTGCATTTTTAGAACTGTTTAAAAGAATGTTTATCTCGTTAAAATAAGCATCATAGTAATAATTTACATTCTCCAACCAGACCCGCATTTGAGCAGTTGTTCTTGGCGAATACAGTCGAAAAAGGTCAAATGGAAGTTTTTTAGTTGTTTTACCTAAAGTATTTAAATCTTTCCAACTGGATTTATTTCGTAGAAAATGAATAGAATTTAATATTACTCCTAAAACATCATCAGCAGGATATAGGCAGTTTAATACATGGGTATAAGCACCAACTTGAGTACTCAGTCCCCATCTTTCTTCCCAAAGCCAAAGACCAGAACCAGTTTTATGCTCAAGAGAGAAAACTTTACCAGTTGCCTTGCTCTTTAGCAAAGAGTCCATACGAAAGTAGATTTTTTTATCCTTTCCAATGGTAATGCTTCCTGCAATCTCAGTATGAAGGACGTCATTGAGCTTTATGTCATCCTTGTACTTATCACAATACGCTGCAAGAGCAAAAAAGGCATTTTTAGGAGTTTTTGGCTCAAAAAGTTCATCTGTTTCTTCAGGCAAATCCTTTCGATAGTTTTCGACCATAAGTTCATGAGCTTTAATTAGACTTTCATGGGTATATCCGTGAAGGAGTAGATATTCCATAGCTTCATGAAAGGCTCTTCCAAAGACAAGATGATTAGAAGGGTTATCAGTATTCCAGCCAAAAATATGTCTGTACATGCAATATCTTGGACAGCGCATAAAATCCTTAAGCTTCGTACTATCCAAAATGTCCCAAGCAGATTGGTAAGGGATAGTCATTCTTTTAATTCTCCTTCTTTTTAAATGAATATTCTTTGAAGAATATAGATTCTTTTTTATATTTTTTCCTTTTTGAGTCCCAAAGCAATAGGTTTAATCTTTTATGTTTTGAGGCAAAGATTGTACTTGCTACTACACTCATATTCGTTAGTCCAGAGATTACAATGAAATCCTCTGGATGAGATTCTTCTAAATATGTTGAAAAAACTCGATGCATTTTTTCAAGATTAAAGCGGTTCATAGAATTTGTTGTCATGAAGATAACATTGCCAATCTTTGTAGCTTCACTAAAATCATGACAACTTTTATTAACCACATAGATGTTTTTCAAAGTTTAGCCCTCCATTAAGTAGTTCTTTTTTTATATAGTTCTTCTTCAATTTCAAGAAGAATTCCCTCCAAGAGAAATAGATAAGCAATATAATCACCTATTTTTTCATCAAGTTTATCAAGTTTGATATAGCTTAAGTTTTTAATAATATCATCAAGAGAAACTTGATGCTTCACCATCATTCCCACGAGAGCTTCTGGAACAGAGCAATTTCGCTTTTTGGCAGCTTGTTTAAAGGTGTGGAATATGTCTTTTGTAGCATATTCTTCTTGTTTAGTTTGAAGAAGTAATTTTGTTTTTTTAATTCTATTGTTGACAATTTTCTCAAAAGATTTTTTATCCATTTTAAGTTTTTCTCCTGTTATTCATCTTCTCCAAAGTTTAACATTGGATTGAAAGCTGTTGAAGGTTCAGCTGAACCATCAGCTAAGGGTTCATCGTCAAGTTCCAAGATTTGAATTTTGCTTATAAATCTTGGAACTTTTTCCTTTGTAGTTATATTCTGATACCAGATTTTGCAAAATTTACCTAAGAGCTGAAACCTGTCATTCCAAAGTTTTTTCTTTTCAGCTTCAGTAAATGTTCCACTGCCAGTTGAAAACCTTTGACCATCTTTTTGACAAACAAAACTACCAAAGGTGTCCTTTGGCTTGCCATCGAGAGATATTTCTTCTAAAACATCTACAATAAGATAGGTATCAGTTTTTTTAGGCTTGAATTTAAGAACATAAGGTGAACGTCGACGAACATAGTGGTTCGATGGCTCTCGAACGATTATTCCTTCATAGCCAAGATTAGTGAATTTCTTAAAATATTCCATAATTTCGGGCAAAGAGTTTGCCTGATAGGTTGGGACAAGAACAAGAGGACTTTCAATATTTAGCATGTTGAGCAGTGAGAATCTTAATTCTTGCATGAGATTCTCATGAGCTAAGTCAAAAATGTGGAATTGAATTGATTGGTAGTCCTCATGAGGTGAAAGTCGACTAGTTGAAACCCTGCTGTGGATTTGTTCAAAAGTTAAGTGATGGGCATAGAGCTCTCCATCAAGTTCAGGCCAGAATCCACTTTTAATGCAAAGTTTCTGATAAGATTTTTGAATATGAGGAAGATGTTTGAAAATATTTTCCTCACTTGAGAGTAAGAAATTTCCATCCTTTGCTCGACAGCGCTCTCCATCAAGTTTTGGCTGAACATAGACCGGCCAATGCCAATAACAGCCACGAACCTTGTTCAACAAGCGACGCTCCTCCAAAGGATAGCAAAGCATGATGTTTTTTCGCTTTTTGAAGTTCATTTTTAGTTCCATTTTTGTGGGTTTGAAAAGAAAAAAATAAAGCAATTAGTTTAAGTGTTTAAGATTAATTAGTTTAAGCGTTTAAGATTAATTGCTTTAAGTGCTTTAAGTGCTTTAAGTGCTTTACTTGAACTTTCCCAATGTGATAAGATTTTATTGCAAAGGAAAGTAATTTGTGAGAGAGCTATTTTCTCTTCACTGTTAATGAGGTTAGGGTTTCGCAAGATGCTTTGAGAATTAGCTTTAATTCCCAAAACTCTGAATTTATTCCAATTTCTTTTTCGACCAAAGCTCATTCTTTTTCTCCCTTTTATGAGATAAATATTATTTCCCACCCTTTGGTGATTAAATCACCATAGGATGGGAAAAGAGTCTTATTACGCAGAGGCCCTGAGTTCAGCAATAAAGGCCGCTCTTTCCTCTTCTGTCATGTTCTTGAACTCATTTAAAATAACAGTCTTTGCTGGTACAGCTTTACGTTGGAGTTGAACTCCAGGTTTCCATTCGGAAACTGTTTTTTGAACATCTTCTCCGGATGCTATTACTCTTCGCATGATGGCTTGAAGGGAAATTTTGGCACTTTGAACAAAGTTTGAGAAGACAGTTTCTTCACCAAATTTCTCCACTGCATCTTGCAAATTGTCGCCAAAATCATATTCAACTTCAGCCACTTTTTGATCTTTTTTCGCTGTTACAATCATTTTCATTTTTAGCTCCTTTTAGTTTTTTGGGTTTAAAAAGTTTTTAGGTTTAAAAAAGTTTTTGGGCTTAAAAAAATTTCTTTTTATAGTTTTCCTTTTCCACCTCCTTTCAACGATTTTTCCATCAATTTAAATACCAACATATCACAATTTTAATCCCTTGTCAATAAAAAAATCATTAGAATTGAATTTTTTTTAACAAGATTAATGATTAAAATCAGGTGTCATGGAAAGTGCTTCATGGCACAGTTGAATTGAATGTGATATTTTCATTAGTTTGTTGAAATCTGACAGAGATTTTGTTCGTTGTCTTAAAAAGTTGTAATGTGCCTTGTAGATTTTTAGAACCTTTTTTAAAGTTCGATATTGTTCCAAGGTACAGTTTTTTCCAAATTTTATTGCTTCTGCAGAGTTTTTAAAATACATAGTTGTTTTTTCCTTTCACCCTTTGGTGATTAAATCACCATAGGGTTATTTTTAACAGTGATAAAGATTACCATGAAATTACTTCTCTCCACTAAGTCGACGCATTAGCTCTTCATTAAGTTGTTCTTTGGCGCTGCCAAAGGGATTTTCCAATGAACTTTCTATTTTTAATGAACTTTCCATCTGAATTCGTTGGAGTGATTCCTTTGACATAGCTTTTAATAAAAATCTTTTATTCCTGTTAGGTTTTTTAATATTGAAGATCTTTAGTTTCTCCAAAATTTCCACAGCCTTTGTAGTGGAATTTACTTCAAACTGTGGAAAATCTTGAATGACTGATTCAAATGCTGCAGAGGTTGTTAAACTCAGTACGTCAGACATGTATCTGATATGTTCATCCCTGTAGTGCCAAAATTGTGCTATTGTTGCAATCTGGCGGATGTCGCAGCGGAATGAGATGTTAATGGTATGCTGATTGTTCATTTTAAATTCTCTCCTTCTTAACTTTCCATCTTGCCCTTTCACTTCGGATGTCAAGATGATTTCTGTTCCAATAAGTTCCTATCCCATACTTGGAAGGATATTTGGAATCCAGATAAATTCCAACTATGGTTGATGGCACTTGTTTCCACCGCCAGCCATCATAGTAAATTTTAAAATCTACTGCAATGGCTTGCATATGTTTTGATTTAGAAGTTCCACTTCTATAGCTTGGGTGGTATCTTTTTTGAACTTCTTCATTATGTTTGAAGCATCGGCATCCACTGGTAATTTCAATAAAAACCTTTGGGTAGATGTTTTGGAAGTGTTGGTGAGTTTCTTCCAAGACATTTAATAGCTCTATGTCAACTGCTGCGAACCCACATCCACATTTGCAAGCAAATTCATGTCTTGAGAAATGTTTAGAAACTTTTGCAATTTTCATAGTTTTTCCTCCTTTGCTTTCCTATGGTGATTAAATCACCATAGGGCAGGCTGGCAAATTATTTGAAAATTTATTTTTTTCTTTGTTTAATAATTGTTTGATTGAATTCTATTCTTTGGGGCGAAGAAAGTCTTTTTCGGAGTTCTTCTTGTAACAAAGCTTTAGCAAGTAATCTATCTTCATCTGTCTTTATTTTTATATTTATCTTGCAATCTTTTGATTGAAAAATATAGTTTTCTGGCAAATCGCAGATATCTATGATAAACTTTACTAGATACTTATCCGTTGTGGTTCTTTCCAGATATATTTCCATTTTTTCTCCTTATTCATTAAAAGATTATTAATGGGATAGTTCTTCCCATTTCATATCCTCTTTTTTTTTGCAATGGCCTGTTGCAGGTCTGCTACAAACAGAACATCTATTATTTTGCACTCTGCTGCCTTCGCAACGAGTGCTCCACGATCATACCATGGGCAGTTGGGACTCATGGCATGAGTTTGTAACTCTGCCCTTGTTGCCTTAACAACCAGAATAATCGGGCCAAAATATGCTGCCCGATGAATGTTCGGAGTTAGACCTACTCCGAACTGACTATTGGTTTGTTGCGAGTCCTTAAGTTCCAGGGACTCGCTTCTTGTTCCGTGGTAAAAAATCATTTTTCTCTACTTACAGGTTACAGGTTATATTTTTCCCGAAAACGAGCAATTCGTTTACGAGAACCTGCATTATGTTTGTGAGCGAAATTAATCGCTCTTTTAAGGGTGGGTAACCCTCTGGCAATGTACCCAGTGATTGCACCAGGTGATCCTACATACCAGCCGCCGTTGCAGATGATTCCGCCTGGCTGGGTACCGTCCTTTTCTTCTAAGTATGTGATTTTACATTTCGCAAGATCACGTACTATTTCAGGGACTTTTACGCCCGTGAGTTTTGAAATTTTTATCACATCTTTATCTTCCATTTTCTCCTCCTTTTTAAGATAATAAAATTATTAAATGGTTTTGAACATACTCTGGGAGTTGTTCCCAGTTTTTAAGCAAAAATGCTTCTGCAAGATACTGCAATCTTGGATGGCAGACTCTTTCTTCAGAACTCATAGAGTCCCAGACCTCACTTGCTTTTAATTTCATCTTCTTTCCCATAAGCTGCACTTCTTCTCTTATGTCCATTCCCATGAGCAGATTAATTTGCCCCACCCCTGCCTGTCAAGGATGCGGCACTTAATGTTCTTGCCACGACTGTGATAAGTCCGTGGCCTACCGAATTTTTTAGCAACTGAGTTCTTTGTCTTCCACCAACCTTTGGAACTGCTAATAACAATTTCAATAGTTATTGCAATTCCCTTTTTTTCATCTTTTTCACCTCCCCTCATTAAGATTTATTATAATTGCATATCCGCATATTGTTTACGGATATGCAATTATGCGAATAATCTTTGTATGCAACCCCACCTCCCTCCAATGGGTGGTTGCCCTTATCCCTATCACCTATGCCCTTATCCCTATGCCTCTATGGTGATGGGTTTTGTTTTCTTTTTTTTTTTTTTTTTTTTTTTTTTTTTTT